TTGAGAATATCGACAATTGCTCTAATTTCGCCAGCCATATTAATTGCTGCAAAAGCAGCGTTTTCAGCTTTTACAGCTTCTTTCCCACGCTCCTTAAACATTTCTTTTTCGCCGGTAACAGCGACGTTTACATTAGTTTGTGGAGTGGAAAGTTTTTTGAAATCAACAAAAGAACCAGTGTATCCGCCTTGTTGAGCAAATTTATAGTTTCTAATTTGGTCAGTAGTAACATTCGCGTCTTTCAAAATGTTGTCTACTTTTGACGTAAATTGATCTGCCGTAAGCGCACCAGACATAGCAGCGCCTTCAAGATTATCAAGGCGAGCGTGATATTCTTTGGGAACTACTTTATACAACGTGCTGAAGTCATAAACAGACGTAGAAAGCCTAGATATTTGTTCGTCAATAGTTTTAATTTGATCGATATTATTTTTAATCAGGCTTTGCGCGCGTTCCATAGGAATGCCACTCAGTTCCTGATTGCGCCGCATCAAAATATCTTTTTGACGAAGCAAATTTGATACTTCAGGGTCAATGCCTTTAGCAGTAACTGGAACCGCAGGAAGAAGATTTTGATCTTGTCCTTGAGGCTGTTCAACCATTGGAGCACCACCAACATCAACGGCTGGCGCAGGACTTGCAATAGGCTGTTGGGGCTGTTGACCACCAACACGGCCTAGAGCCTCCATGATTGGAGCATTCAACACCTGCTCAGTAGCAGCTTTAGCTGCGGCTGCTTCATCAATCGCAGCAATCGGGTAAAGATTCGGATATTGCTCTTGGAACTTTTGAAGTCCTTGAATTTTCATCTGCGCTTGCTGACGCTTTAGAGCGGCATCAGCAATTTGCTGTTGCATCATCAAGTTCTGCGTAGCGCCTTGATATGCGCCTTGGCCAGCTTGGAAGCCGCCAGCCAATGCGCCAAGGATGTTTTGAGCAGCAGTGCGACGCGGGCCAAGAGGCGACATACCTTGTGCCAAAGACAGAGCAGCGCCAAGCAAACCTTGTACGTTAGCGCGTTTTTGTAGAGCAGCAGTTTCTTGTTCTCCCAATAGACCGGGAAGATACTGCGGCATACCAGCGCCAAAAAAATCAGGGATGTAATCTTCAATAGCCATGTTTCACCTATAGCAGTGACAGTTTACGCTGCTGCATAAACGGCTGTGTTGGCATACCACTCATCATGTCAATTTCTTGTGGACGGCCAGCAATAAGCCCACCAGAAGGCGGAGCAGGTGGCGGAGTAAGCGCATTCATTCCAGTGCTCATAGCCATATTTGCCAAATATGGATTTTGGCCAATCCACGAACTCAATCCGCCCATTCCAGCAGAAGTAGCACCAGCACCAAGACTAGACCCAAGCATAGACCCACTAGCAGCAAGTCCAGCTTGCCCAGCAGTCAGTCCAGTAGCAGCAGGAGCAAGGCCAAGACCAGTCATTGTTGGCGCAGCCAAACCAGTCCCGCCACCAAGTGTTAGCGCAGCTGTACCTGGAACAGATGCCGCACCAGCAGTTCCAGCAGCAGTCCCTGCGGCTGCAGTTCCACCCATAGCACCTAAAGCAGCGCCACCACCATAACCACCAGCAGCACCTAGAAGCGCACCCTTAAGAGGATCTTTGGGGCTCATCGCAGCGCCAGCAGTAGCGCCAACAACAGCCAAAGTTACAGGGTCAGCCATTATTTACCACCTCCAGATGCGTTAACCGTACCCATTGGGTATCCGCTGATAGCAGATTGATACCGCTGAAGCTGTTGATACGGCAAATTTTGTTCATAATTCCAACGTGCCATTTGATCTTGGAGTGCAGCAGCATCGTAGCCTTCACGCGCTTGACCAACCATCAACAGACGCTGCAGATCAGCAAAGTCTTGTTCTGCAAGTTGCGGGGCCAGTTGAGTTGCTTGTAGCTGACGATTCAAATCGGCTGCGCTCATTGTTCCAGCAGCGCCAAGGGCAGAAAGTTGGTTTGCAATTCCTTGCTGTGCGCCAGCAGACAAGCCACCAGCAGCAGCCATGCGGTTAGCAAGTGCTTGTTGTTCATAACCACCAAGACGGCCAATAGCCGCCTCTTGAGCAGCGCGTTCTGCAGCGTAGTTCTGAAGATACGCTTGCTGATTTTGCTCGGTCAGAGCGCGAGCAAACACGTCTTGACCCTTAGCAACTTGCTGACCCATTGCGCCAGATCCATAGCGACCAGCTGCAGATGCTTGAGACTGCAAACCACGAAGGCCCTCTTGGTACGATTCAGTGGCAAGGCGGTTAGCACGAGACAAAGCGCCTTCAAGATACGGATTGGCGTTAAGGAATTCTCCAGACGCAGTACGTCGAGCCAGCGCCATAGCCTCAGGAGAACCAGGACCACCATCCATAATTGAGCGATAGAACTCAGAGCTAGGATCTACCGTAGGCGATGCGCCCAATGCCGCGATCTGAGCTGCATACGGGTTTGTAGCGCCCATTAGTGCACCAGCAGATGCTTGCGCCTGACGAACCAGCGGAGAGCCAGCCATAGCTCGCTGCTCTGCAAGATTTAGTGCTTGAGTGGTAGCCTCAGAAGGAGAAATGTAAGTTTGGCCAGGAAAGAATTGCGGGCCACCAGATTCATACAGCCTCTGAGCTTCGTTGTATCCTTGAAGAATAAAAGGCTGCGCCTCTTTCCAAGGCTTGGTAGTAGTAGTACCGCCGCCGCCACCGCCCATAATTACACCTCACAAATGTATTGATTAGGACGGAATCCATAAACAGCCGCCCTTCGTTGCCAACCTCGACGATGGCTAGAAAACGTCAAATACTTAGCCCCAATTTGACTAGCTAAAGATTTTATGTATTTTAAGCCTTCGTCAACTATTTGATAATTATTTTCTAATGTCCAAGCAGCCCAAACATGAACTTTGGAATCATTATTCTGTAATACAAAAAAACCAGCAAAACGCTGATTTTGTGTAATTACCCACAAAGACGATACGCCATTAAAACAATCTGTATATACATCTTCCGGCAGCCAATCTTCAGGGCTGTGAGATTTAATTTTATCCAAACCGACGCGGATGCTCGGCCACCATTTTCTTAAATCTTTTCCAGCAATGTGCCTGAATTCAATCATCCGACGACAATATATCCGTAAGTTTTATCAGCAGTACTATTAGCCCAATGAGTCAATGTGGCCTGACCTTGTTGTTGTGCGCTAACGTACACATTAGAAGATGCTGCTGGTGCAATGTATTGTACAGTTGTAATCACAGACGGAATAGCTGGTCTTGTCGGGCTAGTATCTGCTGCAAAATGCTCCATAGAAACATCAGTACTAGTAGTTCGCCAATACAATTCGATATATTGTCCAGCAGTAACGTCTGTAAACAAATTCATTGCAGTAATCAAATGGCTTGGGTCGCCCGTGCTTTTTCTAGCAGGTATATGAAACCGGCTATTGGAATTGGCAATATTGCTACCGTTAAGCGCAAACCAAATATCTATATCCTGGCCATCATTTGATGCGTTTTTAAACTGTGCTGAGAATTGCACGTTGTAAACGCCAGCGTTTCTAAAGTTTATGCGAGAAGAATTAGAGTAATAAACGCCATTTTCTTCAGAGGCTGCGCTATACGTAATAGCGTAAGCTGTAGTAGTGCTTGCCGCTGTCTGATCTGACGTTGAATAAAAAGCGCCATAAGGAGCTGAATCATCAAATGCAGCCGCAGATATAGGAACTAAGAAAATAAGGCTATCGTAGCCTATACGCTCATCAAAAATGGTTGTTGTTGTTGCGTTGCCAGTTGCCAGCGTAATTGAGCCGGTGTTATTGGACTTGCCATCCATTAGCCCACGCACAACCTCTGCTACGTTACGCGGGTCGTTACCAAACATTGGCAATGTACGAAACTTAGTCATCGCGTACCCTGCTGGAAGTATTCAACCTCAACGCCCACCGCCGTAGTCCAATTATCTCCAGTTGGTTTAACGCGAATCCTGTGATAATTCCCGTTAGAGCGCAGCGAAACCCTGTTTTCAGCATCAGCCGACACAAAGTTTCCATAGGTTATGGTTTGGTCAAGCAGTACGCGAGAGCCAACAGCTACATCAGCTGATCCGTTGTCTACAATAGGCTTGGCAAGACTCACCATACTGCGGCCAAAGTCCAAATCGTTAGATGTTATGTACGCCGTTTGATTGCCACCAGTAAATCCATAAATCTGCTGCCCTTGTACGCCACCCAAGAACCATGAGCCACCAGCATATGCCCGGTCGTCAAGGCTTGCGCTCAAATTATCAATAGATGGCAGAGAAATAACGCAGTTAGACGTAGAAATAGCACCACTAGCTACGGTTGTTAGCGTGAATGTATTGGCATCAACAACGGTAATTTGGTAGAAGCCATCCAATGCACCGCCGCTAGTGGCATCAAAGTACACAAACGCATTAGTTTGCAGTTTATGTGCCGTTAGCGTTACCGTAACTGTCGTCCCAGTTCGCTCATACGTGCCATTTTGTGTGTTTTGGCCTGGCGTAATCGAAATCTTATCAAGACTTTCAAGCGTAGAAGATGAAGTGACCAAATACGCCAGCGATTCAATGTTTTCTTCAGAGTAAGACCACTTATCTACCTGAGCGTTGTAAATCAGCAGCTTGTTACCAGAGTTAGTTGGCACAATCCATAGAATCAACGAGCGCACAGGATCAATCGTCGCACTCATCTGCGATTGAATAAGGTCAGGCGCGGCGTTAGCAAAGAACCAACGATTAACTTTCTCTGCTCCAATTGGCGTAACACTTTGGCCGTTACATACGTAAAAGCCATCATCAGCAAGAAAGTACGTTTTGTCTGCTAGTTGAGCGATTGAGCCGTTAGAGATACATCCAATGGCCCTCGAAATAGCGTCAAACTGGAAAAAGAACGGGCTACCAGCATATGTCATGCGGTAAATTGCACGTTCAAGGAACACTAGACCGTACTCTCCGCCCGCCAATCCAGTAATGTCGCCACCATCCGGCAAAACCTGCGAATCAGCTTGGCTAGAAGATGATGGTGTCCAGTTGGTTTCGTTATTAATGTCGCTCCAATAGACGGTTGACTCTGCTCCAGCGACGCTACCAGCAACAACAAAATCACGAACAACCGTTACATATTTAGCAGTAGGCGCATCAGCGGACAAGTCATCAAAAATAGACGATCCAGCCAAGCTATAAGACTGAAGTTTATTTGTTCCGTTAGCCAAAATCATTTTGGGGCCGAACTGTGTTACATCCCAAGATGTCGCAGAATAACCGCCAGCCTTAGATACATCAACGTAATCGTTTGTCCCTGCATCAAACTTGTAAATTGCCGCAGACGAAGCAGCAAACAAAGTGTTTTGACCAGCAAATTTGCCAGCAAACGCTATTTTCAAAGACTCTCCTGCTGTTGTATCAGCATTTGGATACGGTTCAATTGAGTTTAGAGCAGCATATCCATTAGCTACAGGATAACAATTAACAGCCTCCGTAACGCTGCCAGCGACTCCTGGCTGGTCTGGAGTCCACTCACCAAAAATTATCCTTGTTTTAGCCATATATCACTTCCAGCAACTTGTTTTGTCCATTCTTCGCCAAAGATATAGCCAATGGTCGATACGTTTGCGGCACTTCGCATAGATGATGCCGTAAAGTGATTAACAACGGCAACGCACGAAACCGTAGCTTTGCTAGTAATTTCTATAGGCTGCTCTGCATCTACAAAACCATCAGCAGCAACAGTTGCGCTAGATGTAATTGCTGCAGTACCTTCAATTATGAATCCACCATCAGCAACAACAGTAGCAGCGCAAGTAATTGAAGCATTTGCATCAACTATGCGATATGCAAGCGCACTTACAGTAGCGCGTCCAGTAATCGCAGCAGAACCTTCTACAGCGCCAGAAGTAGCCGTAACTATTGCTCTGCCTAAGATAGCCGCTGATGCCTCAACTATCCTTTCGCCAGTCGAGGATATTGACGCTGCTGATAGTGGCGTAAAACCTAGCATTTATGGCTCCTGCGGCCAAACAACTTCCCAAGGAAAACCATCTTGCGACGATATGTCTCGTAGTTTCTGACGATAAACAGCCCATGCTGCAGAATCTACAGGCGCATCAGGCAATTGAGTCCAATCACATGCTGAAAGCTTTGCATTTCGTTCGCTACGAATTGATGCTGCCATTTCTGCTGAATATTGTGCTATTTCTTCAGCAGTTTTATCGCGGATAACCCATGATGTTTCCCATTGCTGAGCGATAGCGTTATATGTGTATCCATCTCGCTCTACCATCTGGTATCTCAAATTGCAATCCGGCGGCGATGTTTCATTCACTTGATACACATTGAAATCTTTGCGCTGTTCGTCGGTCAAACTCTCGGCGGACTGATATACAGTTTCTGAAAACACGATGTTGCCACGAAGTTCGCGCCAAGTTCCATCTTGTTGAAGTTGTGCGTACATTATGTGCGTTCCTTAACTATAAGCCCAAGCAGTCTGGCGGTTTGCGGCAGACGTAACCCAAGTCACGGTGTTGGTAGGCGTCAGCGACGTCGAGCCGATTCTCGAGTAACTCAAACCAGCTCTGTAGTTTGATTCGATAAAAGCACCGCCTGAAAGAGTAAACGTATCCGAAGTTATGCTTGAAGCTGTGCCTGAAGTAATAAGCATGTTTCCCAGAATGAACCCGTTAGCTGGCGCGGTCACCGTGCTCAGAGCGTTTGAGGTGCTCGATCCGTTTACAACTGTGTCGTAGTCTGAGTGATTGGTGCCGATGCCCGGACGACTTTCGACCCTGTACACAGCGATAAAGCACCCAGTACAAGCTCCGCTCATCGTCACAACAACGTCCCCAGTAGTACCGCTGGGAACCGTAGCAAACGCACATGTCTGTGAACTTGAGCTACTGCTCGGGACAGACGTAGCTAAGGTTGCCGCAACACCGCCGATAGTGATGCTGGATACGGTGCGTGACGTCGCCGTTGTGGCGACAAGCTGAACAAAAATTTCTCTAGTCGATCCGGCTGCTCCGAAATCTACGCTCGAAAACGTGTACGACGAGGCGTCTGCAGTCGATGTGTATGCGTTCTGAAACTGCAGCGTGTAAGGCGCTGCGGCTTGAGATGCAAAAAGCGCCTGAACGATCCCGCTCATGTCAGCCCCGTCCCGCTGATGATCCACTCTGTCGATGTAAGCTTGATAGCCGTTGCCACGCCGTTTGCCGCAAGCGTTCTGCTGCCCGTGGTGCCCGCGCCGGCGAGACGCATTGTGTCCGTGGTGATCGCGATAGTGATTGTGCCCGCTGCGTTTTGATTAACGAATGTAATTGCCGTGCCAATTGGGTATGCAACCGAACTGTTTGCTGGAATCGTGAATACGCGAGCCGTAGTGTCCGCCGAGGGGTGCAAGATATGCTTGCCCGCGTCGGCCAGAACCAGCGTGTACGCCGCACTCTGCGAATTTTGCGGGATGTTCTTGTAGCCGACTTCGTTTGTGCCATCCACCGTACAGCTACTGAGAGTGCCGGAAGATGGAGTGCCTAGTGCGCCGCTAGGAGCAACGTAATCCGTACCTGCGACTGCCGATTCCGTACCACCACTCCCGTTTCCTTTTAAAAGTGCTGTACCAGACGTTGCCGGAGCATACGCGGTAGACGCCGTAAACGCTGCGCTGCCGAGCGTGCCACCCGCGCCGATGTTGAGCGTCGATGCGTCTGTACCGGCGAGGGTCAGCGTGTTGCTTACGGTAAGGGTCTTGCTGGTCGTACCACCAGCGACCGTGAAACCGGTAGCCGCAGACGTCAGCGTCAGACCGTTGTAGGTCTTGTTCGTCAGCGTCTGTGACGCGGTCGGGGTCACGACATCCTTCCACGTCGGAGCTGCGGCGTTGCCGTTGGATACAATCGCCTGCGTTCCGCTTGTGCCGTAGTTCGCGCCAGCAAGACCCCACCCGCCAAAATTCGAAATGCGGAACCGCTCAGTCGGAGTAGATGCACCATCGGCCGTCGTACTGAATACCAGACGGCCCGGCATGTCGTTTGTGCCGGGAGTGCCGTCTACCGAGCCGGTTATGGTCGCCGCGGAAATGAAGTTTGTTCCGTCTGATCCGGAGAAACGGAAAATCCCCAGACTGTCTCCATCTGCGACCACAGTATGTGTTCCGACGGCAGCCCCACGTGATTTCATAAACTGGAAGTTTGGCGCGCCAGCGGTGGCTCCTACCCATCCAGAAATTCCAGCGCCAGCCCCAGAGGAAGTGGTGACGACGTTAAGGCCCGGGGCACTAATACCCGATGTTGTGTATCCGGTCGTGCTGCCAACAACAACTGTGCCGTTGGCATCTACAACAAAAGGCGTACTGTCGGGGTTAGTAGAATCCTCAACAACAATCGCGTTGCCGCTGCCCGTCTGTGTGATGCGGAGTGCGGCGGACGTGCTGTTGACGTCAAGTATGACGTTGCCGCCGCTTTCTTTGTAGACAGCACGCCCCGCCGGATAAGTTGCAAAAACGTCTTTAGTGCCAGCGCCAAAACTCACCGCTGCGCCGGCATTCGACGACGCCAGGATCGTGTCGCGTGTCAGCGTGCCTGTGCCGACAGTACCAATGCCAACTTCCCATGCAGAATCAAGCGTAATGGCGTAATAGCAAGTATTACCGCTTCCAATCGCCGCCGAAAAGGTCTGATAACCAGTCGCAGCGCCGCCCAAAGTCAAAGTGCCTGTGCCGGTCGTGGTGGACGTTTCCTTCACCCGGTCAGCGATAACGAGCGCCATAGATTACTCCAGAGTTACGGAAAGGTTGCCAGCCGAAATAGTGAAAATGTCGCCGCTAGTGATGGTTTTCGACGTATCAAGCGGAGTATGGAACAGAAGGTTCCCGCTGGTAGACGCATCCATAATTCCAATATGCGTTACAGTACCCCAAGAGCCAGTAGCAGTAGGGAACGTAACAGCGCCGCTATTCGTGCTAACACCGTTGCTCGGAGCGCCAAACGTCACCGCAGTGCGTTGATACGCATTCCCAGAGACCTCAGTGCCAGTATTTGCGTCAGTCGGGTCAGTGGTAAACAGCGCAACATACACGGTAGCCGGGCTAGTATATGTAGTATTACGGAGAACCGCGTTAATCATCGCGTTCTCAAGATAATTCGACATTTCTGCCATGATTCACCTCAGTTAAAAGTCATTACCATAGGCTGGCCACTATACTCGCCGCCCTGATCTGCGTTAGAAATAGAAGCGATAGCCCGCTCATACAGAGCAGCCCATGTTTGGATTCGTGCATCATTCATCAAATACGGCTCTGCTTCAGCCAACGAAGCATAAAGCAGCGCATCAGGGCAATACACAAGCCAAACATTGGTAGGAGTATCCGCACTCAACGGAGTTGGATTAACGTAATACAACATTTGCAGCGTATAAGTGCTATCAGGCACTGGCGCTAGTTGCATCTCGTTAGCCAAAACAGTGTAGTTGACGGGCTTTCCAGATTCTTTAGTGCGAGCCTTGCTGTAGAAATTGTTAGGAGCCATATAGCTCAGGCTAACAACAGGATTGGTGTCGAGATGAATGTCGCGCATCTCAAGAAAATCCGTAGGAAGGCCGATAGTTGAGTCACCAGCATTAGTTTGTGCTGTGGCTACAGCCAACATCTGGCGGATTCGTAGATCGCGGCTAAGGCGATTCTGAGCAAGTTTAATGAAGTCTGGAATAATGGCGTTCAGGTCACTACGCGCCAAGTAATTGGCAATCGTAGTTTGTAGTTCTGAGTATGTACTAATTGCCATGTTATTCCTCTAGCTGTTCAAAGTCTTTCCAGCCGTATTCATAAGTACCAATATGGCGGATGTGCATTGATAGCTCATGGTCTACATACGTTTCAAAGCCGTAATCACCGGCTTTAACGCAGAAATGCACATCCTCACCACAAACACCATTCGGCCCCCATCCAGTATCAAACCACGGCCTAGGGATAGCCTCAAACACTTCCTTGCGAATCAAGACAGCACCAAAACCAACTGCTGTTACTGCTTGAATGCCTTGTTTGCCACGGGAATCAATGTTTTCCCACTTGTACACCACTTCTTTGCCATTTTCCTGCTTTGTGAGCAATTTAGCAGTAGGCGTAACGGGTTTTCTACGGGTAGTAGCGTTAACCCCAACAATAGGCACTTCACGGCTAAGAAGAATAGTAATGATGTCGTGAGGAAACCTCATGTCGCTGTCAATAAACAGAACAGCGTCACAACCTTCCTTTAGCGCTACCTCTACCAACTTCTCCCGCTGGTCGAAAATAAGCGTACCTGGCATCGTGTAAAGACTCAGGCCATTTGATTTGTCTTTGCATCGCACAGATGCATCGTGTGCCGTCATACGAGCAAAATCAAAAGCAAAGCCAGTCATTACCTCATCACGACACGGCACACATACGCCAACTCTCATACAGTTCCCCTATAAGTTTTCCAAACGGCATTTTCAGGATCGTTCAGCCATCTAGCAAAGCCAACCTCATCAATCACGTTAAAACCTCGCATAACACCTTTTTTGTTCAGGTCATCAATAACCGTGAACGGGATTCTTGAAACGTGATGTAGCTCGTTTAGATGCCCTGTACGTTGTTTATCGAACTCTAGTTGAGCCTTATTAGCCTCAATGATTTCGCTAACATCCTGTTTAGTTTCGATGATGATACCGCCATCACCGTCCTCATATACAGTCTGAGTCCTTATAGGTTTACTCATGTTCCCTCAATGTAGCCCCCCCGACGCTAGGCCGGGGGGTTTACTACTTAATTACAGCGACATATCAAGGTCAGCAATGATGCCATGAGCGGCCTCATTCTTAACCTCAAGCGTGACTTCAGCCAGGATCTGGGTCTTGTCAGCATCGCCAGCCTTGGCCAGTTCCACGGGCTGGAACGGGCGCAGGTAAGCCAGTGCTGCGTATTCCGGATCAAGCACAAGTGCTTCGCGGGTACGCATAAAGCGGTTCGGAACGACACTCATCGTGCCGAAATCAGACATGTACACATCAGCGGCGCCGATGATGGTAGTCGGGGTATTGGCCGGCGCTTGGAAACGCTGTGCAGCGATACCAGCGAACGACGAGACTTTCTGTTTACCAGCAGCGCCAACCATCAGAATCTTCGGCGAGCCGCCCGAGGTGTAAACCTCAGCAACCACGGTTTTCAGCAGTGCCTCGGTAAAGGTACGCTGAGTGCCATCGGTACGGGTAGAAACGCCGATGGTTGCCGGATCTGCACCGCCCGAGCCAACGTCCGAGTTGGTCTTGATCCACGACAGCAGCGAGCCAAGTTTACGAGCAGTCGTCGAGCTACCAGCCGAACGGCCTTGGTTCGACAGCAGGATCGTTTCCAGATCGCGTTTCAGTTCAGACGATGCCTTAGCCAGTTGGTAAGCCTTTTCCGACTTACGGCCAGCCTTGTTCACTGCGTCCAGAGTACCGGAAACCTTGATGGTTTTCTCGATGATCTGGGTATAGTTACCGAGGCGAACGGTCGGCGACAGGGTTGCGTCCGATGCGTCAGCGCCTTCAATCGCAGCGTTAGCCGTGGTTGCAGCAGCCAGCGAGTCAGTCTGCCACTCGTGGTAAACAGCGGTTGCCTTGGTCTTGCCAATCGACGACATAAACGGCGTTTCGGTCGGGCTGATGTTGTAAATAACATCGGTCAGATCTTCACGCTGGCCAATGGCCGAATGAGCGGTATAAGTTGCCATGATTTATTTCCTTTTACAAGAATCGTTCAAAAACGGCTGCGGCATCTGCAACTCGTCCAGAGCTACGAGCACGCGCCTTCAGTTTCTTCAGTTCTTCCCTGTCACTATCACGAACTTGAGCTACGCCAGGCTTGATAGATTTAGGAGCCTCGCTAACCTTCTTCGTAATATTCGGCTTTGCAGACTGCAATTTGTCGTACTGCATAGCCTTCCACAGCGTCAGAACTGCGCGGCTGTCATAGACATTCGCAAGTTCCTCATCAGAAAAACCTAGTTGTTTCCCGTAATTACGAATCTCTTTACGGACAACATCACCTTTTTGCGGATCAACAAACTCAGGCAATACAGCTGCAAGTTTCTGCGCTTCCTCTGCTACTTTTTGTTGCAAAGTCTGCTGCTGCTCTTGCATCTGTTGTTGCATGATACGCTCACGCTCTGCACGAACCTGAGCTAGTTGCTTCTCACGCTGCGAAAGTTCTGCGACCTTAACGGCATAACCGATAGGATCGTTCTCTTTCAAAAAGTCTAGATTTTCCGTTTCAGGCTGTTGATTCAGCATCTGCTCAATCAGTTGCAGCCGTTGCGCGTACTGATCCCTCAGTACCTTAGCTTCCTCGATACGCTGGCGTTCTGCCTCAACTGCCTTGCGTTCTTCAGCTACCGTTTGCGATTTCTTCGTGTAATCAGTGCCAAGCTGATAACCTTTAATGAGTTCGTCTAGCGTCACCTCGCGTTCTTCGCCAGCGGCTTTCACGCGGTATTTCGGTTGCTCTACTTGCTCATCGTTATCTTCTTGTTCTACCTCTGCATCTTCAGAATAATCCTCAGATTCTTCAGATTCGGCCTCGCTATCGTCGGCTTCGGCGCGGAGTTCGGATTGTCCATTGTCGGAGCCCTCATCACCACCCATAAGACCCAAGATAGCGTTAGCTGCACCGTTAACGTCCAACTGTGCATTTCCCTGCTCGGGAGTCATGCCATCAGTATCGCTCATCATGTTTCCTTAATTATAAGGTTGGTTAAAAAATCTTAAAACGCTTTTTCTCAATAAGCTTATCTGCAGCCATGCTATCAAGATAATCAACAATACTATCAAGCACAGTTATACGCAAATAAGCATCTTCTCTATCACTAATGTCGCCAGGATTTGAAGTAATAAACCTATTTAACTGGGCGCTTTTTAATGAATCAATGACATCAATAAACATTGGATCATTAAGCAGATTATTAGCCCAACTAGCTTTATCCATTATTGCATCCCAGTCAAAGTGCCAAGCTCTTTAATAGCTTTCAAAACAATCTCAGCCTGTTTATTGCGAGTCTGTTCATCAGCAATATCCATAGCCAGAATAGCCTGAAGCTGCTGCACTGCAACTTGAGCCTCTTTAATCTTGAGTTCAGCTTGTTGACGCTGACTCTGCATCTGCATCTCAATGCCCTTCTTGGTGAATTCAGCCTCTAGCTGCTGGCGCTCAAGATCCAACTTGGCAGCGTCAATCTGCGCTTTGGCTTGCATCTTTTCACGCTCAACCTGGGCAAATAGTTCTGCGGCTTGTGCTTGCGCGTCTGGTGCTGGCGGCTTAGGCTGCGACAATTGCGCGTCCATCTCTGGAGTAATCTCGTTCATGAATGCACTAGCATCCTTGAATCCAGCGGCCTCGATAAGACGAGCAAGCGTATTCCGATACTGACCGACGCTAACCAGCGGATTAGACGGGCCGAACTGTTGAAGAATCTGCTCCTGCTTTTGCAGAATCATTTGCAGCATTGCAAGCTTCTGCTCACGGTCGCCAGAGCCTAGACCAACATTAACCGATACATCGTATTCATTCGTCCAAGTGCGCGGGTCATACTGGACGTACTTGCCACGCATACGAACCAGCTTGGGTTTGTCCTGATACTTGGCCAGCAGGTGCAGAATGCCTTTAAACAGGCTCTTAACTCCAGTCTCAGCAAAGATACGGGCGATAAGCTCCAGCTTTCCACTATTAGACTTCATCATCGCAGCTACAGCAGTAGCAGCCACGTTATTCAGCACATCAGGGTCAAGACCTTGCTGAGCGTCAGTCACGCCAGTGCGACGAGTTTGAACAGCGTCTAGGTACTCCAGCATCGGGAATGCCTGGGCAGTCACAGAAGGAACCTGAATCGGAACCATGGCATTCGTATTCTTCATCCGAATAATTCCGCCAGGAGTAGCGTTCAGAGCGTCATCAAGATTAACCTGTCCATCAACAACGCCAACGCGAGCGTTATTCGTCAGATACAGGTTATCTAGCATCTGACGAGTTACAATGGACTTGATAAGCTGAATGTCCATCGTCCGGTCAGCAAGCGACTGGCCAAAGAACTTATGCGGAATCGGGATAGGACAGATGCTATGGAACGGAATGTAATCCGTTTCTTCATCTTCTAGGATTTCAGAGCCGCAATAGACAATGCGACGAAGCTCTGCGATGCCATCATTGTTCTCATCGATACGGATGTAGCACTCGTAGACCTCAACCGTTTGCATGGACTGATCCATGCTCTGCTGTTCATCAGGCTGTTCGCCTTGGTCGAAACGAGCAACGCGCTCAGGAGAGAACGTCAGATCATCATAAGAAGGTAGCCCATCAATCACCTTCTTGGGATAGCCCATGGCAATCAATTCCGACCTCGCCATTAGCCTACGATGGGCTACGAAATTGGCATCCTCGATAGTCCGAGCAGACTTCGATATAAGAAATTCTTCAGGCGGCACGTTCTCAATACGCACACAACCATACTTGTTTACTTTCTTTACAGTAACGTCAAACGATGGCACTTGAATCGGCATACCCATCGGGTCAATGCCAGCATCAATCATCGTTACATCCTGGCTAACAACTTCAACAGAGCCATCAGCCAGCATCATCGCCAGCTCGTCCTCTGTCAGCCCTTTGTAAGACTCTTTCTTTACATCTTCCTTTTGATCCCAATACGATTTAACAATGCCAGTCTTTTGCAACAGCGCATCTTTAAACCAATTGTGCAAAATCAACAGGCCATCGTTTTCACGATAAAACACCCAGTTGCAGTAATCAGTAGCTTGTTTAGCGGATTCTTCCGCGGCAGGAGATTTAGGCTCAAAATAGACAATATCCTCAGTCGTAGTAAATACGCGGATAAGCTGCGGCAAAGCGCCGTCTACAGCCTCTGCCACCTCGCCAGTAACGATCTGGCTACGGCCTTCTACTTCATTGCCATAAGGATCGCGGAGATAATATTGCAGCGCCTTGCGACGGCTTTCCGTAGTCTCAGTTTCAATAAAGCCGATGGCATTATCAATCTCGGCTTCTAGTACGGATTTAATTTCTTCGTTACGCATACCGCGTCCTTAATGGCAATTTTTCTTATTATACAATCCAAGCAGTTTTAATAGGCAACTTTGATTGCCACGTTTCAGCCGATTGGTCAAGACTAATTGCCATATATCGCATTGCATCTGCGTAATGGCTAGTCCAGTCATGTAACGGCTTGTCGTAGAAAACTTGGCGCTTCTCGTCGAATTCCTTACGGTAATTCCTGATTGCTTCTAATCCAGCCTTGGTTTTAGGATGAAACCAGCAATTTGGCAACATTCTCCGCACTGCCTGGATTCCATCAGCAATACTTAGCCTTGGTGCAACCTTAATATCTAGGCCAGCATCTTGCAGCACTTCTTTGCGGCTTTTCCCTGTCCCGAGTTCCCGCACTTCAACGTCATGCGGCAGGAATTGCTCGAATCCTGCGTAATCGTTGTCTTTGAGCCACTTAACGTACCAGTCGAGTCCAACCCCATGGTTTTCCACGCAGTCAATAAATCTAATTTCTTTGCTGGCCAACTGAGCAACCCACAAGCAAGTCGAATCGCCCATACCAAGATCCCAAGAAACAAAAGAACGGCAAAGGTCATCACGCTCAAAGGCAGCAACACGGCCCTTCGCTTCAAGATCGTTGATAAGCGAACCATAATAGCTACCTTCTACAGATGCGTTAAAAGAACACTCGAACTCCTGCTGGTACTTGTCCTCACCCATCTCAGCATGGGCTGCCTTCAATTCCTTCTCTGGAATTAGCTTAGTCTGCGATGCTTTGAACTCAAGTAGCTTCCAGCCCTCAGCTACCTGCGCCCTATCTCGCAGATCTGCAAAGTGATTACGGCCCTTTGGCGTACCAATGAACAAGCACCATCCCAAGCGGTCAGACAATGCTGGACGGATAATCTCGTTCCAAATCTTCGGATTCTGGTCGCCAACCTCGTCAATCACCACGCCGTCAAAGTACTGTCCTCGCAGCGAATCAGGGTTATCTGAGCCATACAGCGATATGCGCCTACCCCAGAAGTCAACCCTAAGTTCAGCTATGTTGGCAGTAGCTCCTAGTGGCCTGGTGAACTCTAGCAGGTAATCCCACGCTACCCGCTTAGATTGGGCATACGTCGGAGCAATATAGGCGAAACGCGGATTAGGCTTATCACATAGGATTGCAGCCTTGATTAGATGATTGATGGCTGATACAGTTTTCCCCATACGCCGATGGGCCACTACCACCACGAAGCGATGGCTATCTATTGCCTCATGAATCGCTAGTTGCTGATCCCTCGGGGCGTACGGAATCTCGATTACTTCTTCCATGTCACCACATGCTGCTGCGCTGAACCATTTGGCCCACTAAGTTCTTGTTTTTGCGTTTCAGCCCATCTCATTTGCGCTTTAGTCCACCATATCAAAGCAGTTGTGTCGCCTGATTGCGCTTTATTAAACAGCGTTTTTGCAATTTGTGCGCTGGCCTTAGCCTTGCCTAGATCAAGCTCTGTCCGGTAATGCTTTCGCAACGTCTTATCATCTATGCCAATAAGCGCCGCTATCTGCTCGTGAGGCAATCCAAGTCCAGCCGATGTTTCGACTAATCGCTTGCTTTCCTCTGTTGCAATATGCTCGTGACTCATTTTCTTAAGGGGAACTGTTAATTACTTGTCAACAATACAGCTTTCTTGCCTGTGAAATCTTCCCATCGCTTTACTATTACATCACAGTATTTAGGGTCTAGTTCCATTAGCCTTGCTTGCCTTCCTAGTTTCTCACAAGCAATCATTGTGCTACCTGATCCGCCAAAAAAGTCAGATATAGTGTCTCCGCCTTTGCTTGAATTTTGTAAAGCTCTTTCTATCAATGCAACAGGCTTTGGCGTTGTATGCCCTTCAAATCTTTCTTTGTCAAATTTCCAAATACTAACTTGCTTCCTGTCACCATAAAAAGTGTGCTTACCATCTTTCATCCATCCATAAAGACATGGCTCATGCTGGCTTTGATAGTCTGTTCTGGATAACGTAAGGCTATTTTTTGCCCATATTATCAT